GGTTTTTACGTTTAAACAACCACAGCATAGCAAACATACCGCTTAGAAATAGTATATACCCATTAAACACATCCTGTGTTGGGTTATCCACAATCGAAACCGTACGCGTTGAGCTTGCTGTGGTTGTTGCTGCTAAACCAAAAATTGCCTCAAACGGAAGCGCTTGGACTGCGCTTCCTCCACCGCTACCACAAATACCAGCAACAACAGTACCTGCAGGGGAAGCACCTCCTGACACATTCCATGCGCCAGCGGGTACCAAGTCTGGTGTTGCTTCGGCACTACCTACTGGATTTGAATAATAATTCGCAGGCCCCGTATTACAATTACTTAGTCCTGATGTCGCATACCACAAAACCGTGGTTGCGTCTGAGCAAAGCACATCAGTACCGTTTGAATACGTAGGCCTCGAATGTAAAGACCCAGTAACAGTGTACGTACCGTTTGTGGCTGTATCGCCAAAACCAGCAACACAGACCTCCCCTGCAGCAAATACAGGTACCGCAAAAAACGCCCATGTAAAAATTGAAGCATACACAAAGGCCAAAGAAATCAATTTATACATGTTGCGTTTTATGAAAACTACAATTGGGTAATTCGCACACTCGGTCAATGTGCTTTAAGGGAAGGGCATGACTTAAAGCAACTTCTGCCCGTGTGTCAAATATTTTGACATCCTCGGCCGTTATTAACAGAAACCCTGGGATACCCTCACTTGCAAATTTACTTTTTTGCTCATCATAGGTACTTGGGTCTAACTCCTGCACCAAAGAAACCACGCAAATCCACTTTGGCGCAGGACGCGTTGGTGAAATATCACGCGTACCTATGAGTTTACGCAAATAAAGTAAATTTGAGGTCAAGCGCCTAAACGCTTTGTCTACTTGGGCAAAATCTTGGCTTGTCCCGTAAATTTCAATGCCAAATTTACGATGCTGGGCAAGCCAACGGCGCATTTCAAGTGATAAGGTCTCCCAGAGCCTCGCGTCAAAATACGTTGCCACTTCGTCGATGAGTACATCAACATCGCGCAACGGCGTTAATTGGCGTAAATCAGTCCAATACTGAAATTCACCAGTGAAGTATTCTTCTACATCAGGTGAAAATTTCAAATTGGTGTATACAATACGGCGTTTTAGCTCTGGCAATTTCATTGTGGGATAACGATTACGCAACTCCTGTTGCTTTTCGTACCAACGCCGATTGCGATACAGCAAAGAAATGGCTGTTCGCGCCAATTTTGCGCTTTTGCCACTACCTGGTAATCCTGTAAATATTGCTATCATAAATTATTGCATACCAGGTATTTTGCGAATTACCCAATTCATTAAATGCCAGGCCAAAATTGCGATATCAACCCCCACCACTACCACAAACGCCTGAAAAAGCGTTTGCACAGGTATAACATACGAAAACGAGTTGGCTAAGCCAACAAAATACGAAACCGCGGTAGTTATACCTGTTGGTAATGTACCATTAGGCAAAAACCCCAACATAAAACCCAAAAAAGAATTCAAAATTGTAAGCAGCAATGTAACTATCATATATTTGCCTTTTTAGGTATAACCTTATGATAAAGCACAAACGCAACATCCAACCAAATCACAAGTATCATAAGGTTATACAAGGTATCATGCATACCTACAGGCATAAATTTATTGATAGTTGTGCTGCTCAAAAATTCAAGATTTGTCGGGAAAATAGCACCCATTCCAGTAGATGACGCAAAATCTATTTGGCTTAAGCCAAATGAAAATACCTGCATATTTTGCGTACTACTGGCCGACAAACCTTGAAAAACTGTGCTAAGCCCGTAAAAATAACTAAACGGTATTTTTGCTTGACCTTGCGCTATAAGCGTCTGAAAGTCGTTTAGCGCCGCACCGTTTGGTACAAAAAGAAACGCAAACACACGGCAGCCGCCATTTGAAATAGAGGCCGCAAATGCGTCAAGAAAACCCGTGCTGGTTGTAGAAAAAGAACTGTCGCAAAAAGCGGCAGTTGTTGTCGTACTAACGCCCACCACATAGGGGTTGGTAACCCCAATTTGTTGATACATACCCCCTATTCGAAAAAAAATATTCGTAATAAAGGGGTCTGGGTCGTTAGTATTAGTCCACGTAACCTGCGGGTATTGTAATGTCGTTGTCGCTCCATACAACTGAAACCCTTGGTTTACTGGACTACCCATCCAGGTAACGATTATATGATAATCGTTTTGCGGCGACATAATACAACCAGCACCCGAGGTAGAAGACAAAATGTCGAGTAACAAAATACCCGTAATATCACCAGCGCTATAATTTTTATTTGCATCTACAAACGTACAATTATCGCCCGTATTGTCCTGTATTTGAAAATTAAGCAAATGCCCGTTGGTGATATTACCACTCAAGTGTATTTTGTACTCGAGCATTGAGCTAGACGCAACACCCGAAAACCCCGTCCCCAATTCCTGCCAATACTCGGCGGCTGCCGACCCCTGCGAAAGCGTATTATCTGTCTCTTGAGAGTACAACACCGCAGATAATACTTGAGCTTTCGCAAAACTCGGCAATAAAAAAGCCACCCATACCAACATTGCAGAGCCAATGATTGAGAGGTATTTAGGCGGCTTTTTCATTGCCTAGAAGTGGCTGCCGGTAACTTTCTTGCTGGTCTTACGGGTGAAATACCCGAGCGCTATAAGCGAAGCCCACGCAGCAAGTACTACCGTCAATGCAGCAAGCAACCCAACACCTACGTCAGTTGCAGTAGACGTAATGAGAGCTGTGGATGACGCGATAGGAAACATAGTGAAATCTATTGATTAGTAACAAAAGAGGGTGCAATATTTCGCTATCCCTGTATCGACCATAGCTCTCATTATTTCATGGTTTTTTCAGAATCCACTAAGTTATCCACAGATTGACAAAAAGGCCAAAAATCACCCTGATGTGCATGTAGTGCTTTCTTTGTTCTAAATTGCACTGAGCACCCCATGCAAAAATAGCCATAACGGATTTTCGCCTTTTTTTTAGAGATAACTTGCCTTTTAAAAAGAAAAACCATGAAATCCAATTATTAACTCAATAGACACAATGCGGGCTGCCCCCCCTCCTCAAAGGTTCCCCCCATGTCGGCCACGGTAGCTCACCGTGTCCCCCATAAGGGGAACCGTAACACGGGTTTTGGTTTTTACAACGAGTTATCCACAGTTTAAAACCAAAACCCGTGTTTTTTTAGCTTTTTGACACAAATTTATTTGGTGGTAAAGTCCCTCTAGCCCCTGCGGGGAGCATTTTAACACGGCATAGCCGTGTTTTAGACCACTAGTAGAGGACTTTGACAACCAAATAAATTATAAAATAAAAGTTCGTTCCTCGTATGTAGCCCAGCTAGAACCCCGTGCGTCCAAGGGTGGACGGTCTGGGCTACACAAGGGGAGCGAACAAAATTAAAATTGTATGACAATTTCAATTACTTTACCCGATGGTAAAAACTTGCTTTTTACTAAGGGAGAAAAAGGGGTAGAAAAGCTGTTTATTACCAATCTTGGTGAAGTTGTTGTCGTTTCATCTACGTCAATTACCAAATTCGGTAATTGTACCTATGTAGCCGAATACGACAAAAAAACAGAAAAAGACATAGAGGCATAGTCAAAAAGCCGCAGCCCAAAAGGGTTGCGGCTTTTTGCTTGCCTGTAATACACCAAACTTTTTACTTCAATTAAAGTTTGGGTAATTCAAAGCAAGACCACTTGCTAAGAATTACTAAAAAATCCAATCCACTACAACCGACACAAAAAGCCCACACGTTGCCCCAAAAAACAACATTGTCGGATAAAAATATATTACGTTTAAAAAACTCATAATTTTTATTTACCGAGGACTAACCGCATTGCCCACCACATAAAAACCACAGGCACAAAAAACGTCATCCACTCGACCCAAGTGTACGTTGCTATCATTAATGCAATATCGTTACTCATTTTTGTTAAT